GGTCATCCTGTGGCTCGCTTTTCAACTAGCGTCAGAAATCTGCAGTTGTTAAGGCGGTTAACGTATGGGCAGGCGATGAGGTTAACCCAGGCCAATGCTGGTTAATTTTTCTGATTTTGCGAAGCTCAAAAAGGTGTCCCTGCCTGCAGTTTCGCAGGCTGTGAAGCGCGGGAAGCTAGACGGATGCGTGGTTAACCAAAACGGGAAGCGGCTCATAAATGCGGAGCAGGCTCTCAAACAGTGGGATGAGACGTTGTATGTGAGGCGAGCGCCTAAGACTAAAGAAGAGGTCAAAGCACACGTCGAGGCTCTGCCCGATGAGGCCATCCCAGATTTCAATACAAGTCGAACGCGCAAGGAGCACTATCAGGCGGAGCTGGCGCGGATTCAGGTTGAGCAGCAGGAGGGCAAGCTTATCGAGGCCAGCCAGGTGGAGAAGAGCGCTTTTGCGATGGGCAGGGCAGTCAGGGAGAGCCTGTCGAATTTGGCTGACCGGCTGGCGTATCAGGTGGCGGGCGAAACGGACCCGCAGGTGATACACCGGCTGCTGAGTGATGAGCACAGGAGCGCTTTAGAGAAGCTGGTGACGGCGCAATAAAAAGGGGGCCCTGGGGCCCCCGAAGCATTCTCTGCGCTGTCATGCTACGGCTACAGAGGCAGAACGTCAAAAGGGGCCCGAAGGCCCCGTGGATCAAACCCAGTCAGGGTGATTGTTGCTGAGAAGCAGATCGTGAGCAGTCATTTCGACATACATCCAAACTGCCATTTCTTTAAGGCATTGCATTGTGTAGAAATGCGTCTCGTCACCTTTGGTGACTGCATTAACAACCATTTGCATGCCTGACTGAACACCTTGGTCTTCAGCCTGCTTGTCAAGTTCATTGAGGATGTCGTCCTCATGCTCTTGGTAAACATCATGCAGTTCAGAGCTGTAGATAAAACCGTTGACGCCTGCAGACATGCCATGTTTGGCAATGTTGTTAAGTTCGTCGAGGGTAAATTCATGACCCAGGATATCGAACTTAGTTGTTGTAACTTGCATTTTTGCTTTGTGTAGTGGACGTCTCTGCCCTTGACATTTATATAATAGCACTATGAAAGCGTATCAGTGCCTATATTCCCCCAGATTGCAATCTGTCACAGTATCAATGCTTATATGCCTCTGTATGTGTATAATATAAGTGTTCAGGCAGAGATGCCACTGCACAAAGCAAATGAAGAAGTTCTACACAAGCAACCTCAACGCCGAAAAGGATTATTACCACGAAACAATTTTCTGGGGCGATGAAATCGTTGCAAGGATCCACAGCTATCAGCATGTCGATCTGACTGCAGAGCGCCGCTACGTGTTTACCGTCAACAAGACACAGGAATACGTCAAAGGCTTTCAGTTCGTTTCAGACGCAAAGGAGGAGCTTTTCAAGATTCTTGATCAGCATTACGCCAACGCCTGATCACAGCCCCCTCCGGGGGGCTATTTTGTTGTCGCCGGGGAGCCTGATGCCTTAGGGCTGAAAGCCATACAAGACCGCGTGCGCGGGAAAGCAGGGGGCGTCGTAGTCGCTATCCATCCCCCGGCGTCAATCGACCTCAAATTCAAGCGAACACGCAAACAAGCGGTTTCGGAGTTGATCGAGCATCTGCTGCTGTTCTGGATCACCTCCGGGCCATTTTTCGTATGCGAAGTTAACGGCGTACAACAGATTTTGAATCATGGTTTTGTTTGCGTAGATTTTCAGAAAAACTTCCTCAGACATTTGCCGACTGTCAAATGCACCTAGTCTGACGATCAGAGGTGAATCATCTGTGAACAGTTGGCAGAAAGGGTTTAATGACGGCTTAAAGCCGGAGGTCCCTCTGACGGTCTCTGAGTGGTCTGACAAGTATCGAATGCTGTCTGGTAAGGCAAGCGCAGAGCCGGGGCCTTGGAGGACCAGCAGGACGCCTTACCTGCGCGAACCGATGGACTGTTTAAGCACTAGCAGCCCGATTCAGCGTGTCGTGATGATGTTTGCTGCACAGACAGGAAAAACAGAGGCAGGCAGTAATTGGCTCGGATATGTAATATCGCACGCGCCTGGCCCGATGTTATGCGTGCAGCCAACTGTCGAAATGGCGAAGAGACTTTCTAAGCAAAGATTGGAGTCGATGATCAATGAAACTCCGTGCCTAATGGAGAAGATTTCGCCGGCCAGATCAAGAGACAGCGGCAACACTTTGTTTTCAAAAGAATTTGCCGGAGGAATAATGATTCTGACAGGCAGCAATTCGGGAACGGGTCTGCGCTCTACTCCGTGCCGTTATTTGTTCCTCGATGAGGTAGACGCGTTTCCGGCGGATGTTGACGGTGAGGGTGACCCCGTCGGACTTGCGGAAAAGCGCTCCACAACGTTCGCACGTCGCAAAATCCTCCTGACTTCCACCCCCACCATCAAAGACTTCAGCCGAATCGAGGCGGAGTTTTTGCGGTCGGATCAACGTCTTTACCACGTTGGCTGCCCGAGCTGCGGCCACATGCAGCCGCTTAAGTTTTCGCAGCTTAAGTGGGAAGGCAAAGATCCTTCGACAGCAGCGTATGAGTGCGAGCACTGCGGCGACCGTTTCGAGGAACTCCATAAAACCGAAATGCTGCGAAAAGGGGAATGGCGAAGCAACGCCGCAGGGGACGGCAAAACAGCAGGGTTTCATTTAAACGGGTTGTACTCACCGCTGGGCTGGTTTAGCTGGGCTGACATGGTCGATGAGTTTCTGCGGGCGAAGAATGATGCCCCGGCCCTGAAGACGTGGACAAATACGCGCATGGCCGAGACATGGTCAGAGGCTTATGTGTCGAAAATTTCGGCGGAAGGATTGTTGACGCGTGTCGAGCCCTATACGCCTGGCCTGCTGCCTGACGGTGTGTTGTGTGTCGTTCAAGGCGTTGACTGCCAGCTGGATCGTTTGGAAATTTCTACGTTCGGTTATTCCGTCGGCGAGGAGTGCTGGCTTATTGAGCATCAGGTCTTAAGCGGTGATCCACACCGGCCAGAAGTCTGGAAACAGCTAGATGTGTTGCTGCAGCATCAATGGAAATTTGCGAACAGTGACCGCAAATTGCGCACCGATTGCATGGCAATTGACAGCGGCGGATTACACACCGCGGAGGTCTATCAATACACACGCGAGCGCCAGGCCCTTGGTGCTATCGCTGTCAAAGGTCAGTCTGTGCGAAACAAGCCGCCAATCGGCAGGCCGACCAAGGTCGACATCAATTTTGCTGGCAAGCAGCTGAAGAAATCAGGCCGTGTCTATCCAATGGGATCGGATTCCATCAAAAGCGTTCTGATGGGCCGGCTACGCCACAACGAACCGGGCCCCGGATATTTGCACTTTCACGCTGAAACAGGGAGTGACTATTTTGAGCAGCTGACTGCTGAGCGGCAGATTCTCAAAACAAATCGGCAAGGATTTCAAACGCCTGAGTGGACCCTGCCATCAGGTCGCCGGAATGAATGCCTGGACTGCGCCGTGATGGCATATGCAGCCCTTCACCATCTTTATCAGCGATATGACCGGAAGACGATCTGGGATCAATTCGCAAAACGTCTTGAAGGAGGCGCTATGGGCCAGCAAAAGAGCGCAACTAAACTCAAAACAGCAAAGCCGGGCGGTTATGTCCACAACTGGTGAGGTGATCCATGGGGTCTAACCTGCCGGCGAAATTTCGCGCAGGCGACACGGTCCGTTGGCGTGATGACGCCGCGACGGATTGGTTCGGCGATTCTGTCGACTCTGGCAGCTATCAGCTGACCTACTACCTGCGATTTAACGAAGCAGCCGAAGCCCTGACAGTGGTCGGGACTTCGTACGGGACGGGCTGGGAATTCAGCATTGCCTCGCATACGACGGCCTCGATGGATGCGGGGACGTGGTACTTCCAAGCGGTTGCTTTTAAAACTGGCAACACCATCACGATCGCTGACGGCCAGCTTGAGGTTTTGGCCTCTCGGAGTTATACGGGTACGGCTACCGCTTACGACGGGCGAACACAGGCGAAAAAGGACTTAGACGACATATCGGCAGCGATCCGGGCCCTGGTCACTGACAAGGTCTCCAGATACAAAATCGGCGACCGCGAATTTGAAAAGATCGATATTCCTGTTCTGGTCAAACGCGAATCCCAGCTGAAAGGGATCGTGAATCGTGAGCTGGCAGCCGACAAAATCGCAAACGGCCTAGGTAATCCGTTCGTTATCGGGGTGAGGTTCTAATGGGCATCAGAAGCGCTCTGAGGGAGCTTTTCCGGCCTGAGGTCACCAGTACACCTGCACCACGTCGCAGGGGGTATGCAGGGGCACAGAGCAGCCGTCTGACGCTCAATTGGGTTGCCGGCGGGACCAGCGCGGACAGCGAAATCAAAAGCAGCAGCAGGTCGCTGCGTCAGCGGTCGCGTCAGTTATGCCGCGACAATGTCTACGCAGTCCAAGCTCAGCGGACTGTTGTTAACAATGTGATCGGCACCGGGGTCAAGCTTCAGGCCCAGGTCCGCAAGCAAAGAGGCGGCAAACTCGACGATCGGATTAATACGTCTATCGAGGAGGCGTGGGCTGAATGGTGCCGGTACGACAGCTGCACCGCTGCTGGCATGCACTGCTTCAGCGATGTTGAGCGCCAGATCATGGCCGGCATTTTTGAATCGGGCGAGGTGTTCCTACGGGTGATCAAACGTCCGTTTGGCCGTAGCAGCATTCCTTTCGCTCTGGAGCTGCTGGAAGCAGACCAGCTCGATGACTCCTACGACGGATCAAAAACAGACAGTGAGCACGTCTGGCGGATGGGTGTCGAGCGTGATCAGTTCGGTCGCGCACGGCGTTACGCATTTTTCAAGCAGCACCCAGGCGATTCGCCGTTCCCGCAGCTGAAGAACCAAAAGCTACACATGATCATTCCGGCAGATGAAATCATTCATCTGTTTATCTGCCCGCGTATCGGTGCGACGCGTGGCATCCCTTGGCTGGCCCCAGCAATGCAGGACCTGCACCACTTAGCAGGATTCCAGGAAGCACAGGTCGTCAGGGCCCGTGCATCGTCGAGCCTGATGGGCTTCATCACCAGCCCCGAGGGAGAGCTGCAGGGTGATTCGGTCTATGAGGAAGAACGCGTCCAACATTTCAGCCCCGGCGAGTTCCGCTATCTCGAACCGGGCTCTCAAGTTCAGGTCCCAGACCTAAACGCGCCAAATGGCGAGTTTGACCCCTTTATGCGGGCGATGCTTCGCGCTATTGCGGCCGGCTGCGGCATTTCATACGAAAGCGCGAGCAAGGACTTTTCGGCATCGAACTACAGCAGCAGCAGGCTAAGCCTGATGGAAGATAGGGACAATTACCGGGCGATTCAGAAATTTTTGACAGAGCGGTTCTATCAGCCGGTCTTTGAAATGTGGCTTGAGATGGCTGTTCTGTCTGGTCGCGTTTCCCTGCCCACCTACGAGACTGAGCCGAACAGATATCGGACTGTGAAATGGGCTTGCCGGTCCTGGTCTTATGTCGACCCGCAAAAGGAAATTGACGCCATGAAGACCGCTGTCCGGTGTGGCTTCAAAACACTCCGCCAGGTTGTGCAGGAGCAGGGCGGCGATTACGACGAGATGATGCGTCAGCGTCAAGCCGAGCTGGCTCTACAGGACGAGTTTTCGATCATTACTGACACCGACCCGAGCGCTGTGTCGAATGCTGGTCTGACTCAAGTCCGACCAAACACAGGCGACAAGGGCTTCCCAGAAACACCAAAGGGAGAGGCGTAGCCGTAACTAGGCTGAAAAATACGCCATCAATTCATGTCAACAACAACGCGGGACCTGGAGGGCCAGCTGTTGCGTCGCTCTGAGCAGCCTGAGTTTGAGGCTGATGAATCAGATGAGCGGCGCTTTACCTTCCCGTTCAGTTCGACGGCTCCTGTCGCTCGCTATTTCGGCGACGAGGTGCTGGAGCATGAAGAGCGGTCGATCAACTTTGAGCGCTTAAACGAGTCGGCGCCGCTGTTGTTCAACCATGATCCCGACAAAGTGATCGGTGTTGTTGAGCGCGGCTGGCTTGACGGCAAGAAAAAGCGCGGCATGGTCACTGTCCGTTTCAGCCGCAATGCTTTCGCGCAAGAGGTCTACGCAGACGTCAAAGATCGCGTTTTAAGAAACGTCAGCGTTGGTTATTCAATCGACGACACAGAAGAACGCGAGGGAACGATCAGCGTGACCCGTTGGACCCCTGCGGAGGTTTCCGTTGTGAGCGTGCCCGCAGACGTTTCAGTCGGTTTTGAAAGGACTGCTACGCCTACGGAGGCAGAGGCTAACGTTCAAACAGGGCGCGGGAATGACTCGCAACCGGCGACATCTGTCGCATCAAATCCAAATCCACCTGAGGACAACATGACCACCACTGCACCAGATTTGGATGCGGTGCGATCTGAAGCAGCCGCCAAAGCAGCTAAAGAGGAGCGCACGCGCATCGCAAACATCACAGCGCTTTGTTCAAAGCACGGCCTGGAAGATGTTGGCCGCCAACTGATTGAAGGCGGACGCTCTGAAGATGAGGCTCGCGCTGCTGTCCTTGACAAGCTGGGCGCTAAGCCGATCGAAACGGTTAAGCCGATCGAGATGGCTGATCAGGAGCACATCGATTACAAGATCAGCGCCGGCATCCGCAGCCTTCTTACTGGCGACTGGTCCTCCCGTGATGCGGGTTATGTGCGCGAACTGTCTCGCGAATGTGAGCTGAAGGGGAACAAGCGATCGACTGAAAAGTCGTTTTTTGTGCCTTACACCGCGCTGTCTAAAAGGGCGACTTATGTGACATCGACTGCAAATGTCGGTGGAAATTTGGTCGCGACTGACCTGCTTTCAGGAGATTTCATCGAGGCATTGCGGAATGAGTCCGTGATGCTCGGCCTTGGTGTTCGCACCATGAACGGCCTTGTCGGGGACATCGCAATTCCCCGTCGTTCTGGCGTCGGTTCGACCTACTGGCTGGGAACTGAAACAACCGCGATCACGTTCTCAAACAGTGAGTTCGATCAGGTGTCAATGACACCAAAGAACCTCGCTGCAATTCAGAAGTTCTCCCGTCAGTCCGTCCTGCAGGACACGCCTGGCATCGAGCAGCTGATCCGTGATGACCTGAATGATGGTCTGCGCCTTGAGATGGATCGTTCGATCCTGAACGGTTCTGGCTCCTCTGGCCAGCCAACCGGCATCATGCAGACATCTGGCATCAGCTCCGTTGCGATGGGCACCAATGGCGGTGCTCTGACAATGGAAAAGGTCGTCGACCTTGAGACCACTGTCATGGAAGACAACGCCGCAATCAATGCCGGCGCTATTTCATACTTATCCAACTACAAAGTGGTTGGCGGGCTCAAGAAATTGAGAGCGGGAGGATCATCTGCTACAGACGGGGCCTTCCTCTACAACAGCGATCTGCAGGCCATCGGCCGCGGCGGCACGCCTGGAACTCTCAACGGTTACAACATCGCAACCTCGAATCAGGTGCCTAGCAACCTGACAAAAGGTTCGAGCAGCAGCAACTGTTCTGCTATGTTGTTTGGTGATTTTTCCCAGGCAATTGTTGGATTCTGGGGCGGCGGATTAGAGCTGACTATTGGTGAAGATAGTGATGATTTTAGCAAGGCATTAACATCAGTCAGGGGCATTATGACCCTCGACGTTTGCCTCAGAAACCCTGTTTCTTTTGCTGCAATTCTCGACATCACCACCTGATTCCATCATCATCACAGGGGTCGGAAACGGCCCCTTTTTTTTCTCATGAAAATCACACTTTTAAAATCAGTTCTGGCTAGTGGCATCTTCCTTGAGGAGGGCACAGAGCAAGAGGTGTCAGACAGTGACGGCGCACTCCTGATCCGCATGGGCAAGGCGGTCAAGGTTGAGCAATGTGAGGTGAAGCCTGCCAAGCGCAAGGCCAAAGCTGATGCCGCTTAATGACGATCTGTTTGTCCTGTTTAAGGACTTCGGCGTGTCATGCACCGCTGGCAGCATCACGGCCAAAGCAAATCTGTCTCAGCCTGCTGAGGTCCTGATCGATGATCAGGTGCTGTCAACCGATTACATGCTCAGCGCACGCACAGCAGATTTCGGACATCTGCAATACGGCGACAGCATCACCGTTGACGGTGGCAGCTACACCGTGCGATCTGTGCGCAAAATCGACGACGGCCTGCTGGTCGAAATTATGCTCCAGAAGACATGACAACGATTCGTGAGCACATCCTTGATGACATCGTCAGCAGCCTTGCAGGCACTGCGAATGTCGGGACAAGGATCTACCGATCACGCGTCACACCATTGGCCAGGGGGGAGAGTCCTGCACTGGTTGTGGAGCCCGTACGTGATGCGCCTGACCTGACCGGGATTGCCTCAATCGCCTTAGACCATCAGCTCACTGTCCGAATCGCTGTCATCGTCCGAGGCGATAAGCCTGACGAAGTCGCCGACCCGATTGTCGAAAGCCTGCACGGCCGGATCATGGCTGACGAAACATTGGGGGGCTATGCAATCAACACGACGCCGGGCGAAACAACCTTCGAGATGATCGATGCTGACCAGCCTGCCGGTGTGATCAGCTGCGAATATCTGATCCACTACAGGACAACACTGCGTGATCTTGCTTCGCAGCCGTAGTTAATGTGAAACATACGCTTTGACGCTCAGGACATGCTCAGGACATCTCGCAGGCTTGTCGCTGCAGCAATCCAAGCCGCCCCCGCTGCGCTTGCATCTGACGGCTACACCGTCACCACCAATGCCGAGCCCATAGGCGATTGCACATACCTGATCGCCAAAGAGATTGAGATCACGCCGCTGACAGGTGACTCGATTGAGCGTGATTACATCCGGGGATACACCGGCAGTTACACGTCTTATATGGCGAACAAGCAGGCGCAAATCACGCTCACCGTTGAGCTGACCGGCCTTAACAAAGACAACGCTTCAGCATCTGCTGTTACGGCTGCAGACAAGCCGGGATGGGATCCGCTGATGCAGGCTTGCGGTAACTCGTCAACAGTGGCGGACACAGACGAAGTAGGCGATGGCGACACTGATTTTGACGCAGTTGTTTATGCCCCAATGAATCTGGGCGGTTCGATTCCGATCTGCACAATCCGTTTTTACCTAGACGGACTTGAGCACGTCATGCACGACTGTCGGGGAACATTCACGATTAACTATCAGGCGGGCGAAGTGCCAACGCTTGTGTTCACGATGACGGGCATTTATGCAACACCCACCGCAGTAACTTTCCCGACCACAAACGGAATCACCTACAAGCAACTTCCTGGCACAGTGTTTCAGGCTCAATACTCAGACACGGCAGCGAATGCCGCTGTCCCCGCTGGCGGCTTTGCTTTTGCTGGTATCGACTCAGGATCTGGGACATTTGGCTGCAGCTCGTTCACGTTTGAGCAAGGTAATGAGACCACCTACCGCTCAATCGTTGGCGTGGCTCCTGAAGTCAAGCTGCTTGAGCGTCGTGCATCTGGTACAGCTGTTGTCCAAGGCTCTGCCGCCAACTTTGCATCTTTGTTTGGCAAGGCAGAAAACGAGGTTTTGACATCAACCAAGACGCAGGTTTTGCACGGCCGCGAATACAACGACGAGTCATCGACGAACCTTTACAGACGGGTTCTGCTCACTGTTGATTCAACCCGTGTCGGACAGCCCACATACCAAGACGACAGCGGGATCCATTTGCTCAGCTGCCCGTTCGCTGCAGTGCCTTCAGATGCGGGGAATGATGAGTACAAATTGACCCTGTTCTAAGCCACGCTTAGACTTCAGCAGTTGATCTGTTTTTATGCCGTTCGTTCTCAAAAAGTCAAACACTTTTAAGTGGCCGATCACTGTTGAAATGAGTGTCGACGGCGGCACATGGGAGCGGATGACATTCGACATTGAATACAAGGACCTGACCCAAAGCCGGATCAGGGAAATTGCAGAACTCTCAGAAGAGGGCACGCTTTCTGAAATTGATTTGGCTAAGGAGATGATGGTCGGCTGGGCTGGTGTTGTCGATGAAGAGGGCAACGAGATCCCGTTCAGCATGGCCGGCCGCGACGAAATGCTGGAGTTCCCGATGCTCGCTGGTGAGATCGTCAAAACCTACATGGAGGCAAAGCAGGGAGCCAAAAGAAAAAACTGATCGAGGCAGCTGCTCACTGGTTGCATGGGCCGGCCAGTGATGAAAATCTATTGGCTGATGCTGCTGCCTTTGGCGTAACTATTGCTGACGAGGTGCTGCGGCCTGTTGAGTGCGAGGTGCTGCAATGCAACTGGCCTGCTGTTGAGATCTTTGTCCGTGCTTCGACTCAGTGGCGAACCAGCATGAACGGCGTCTATGGGTTGGATTATCTGGCCCTGGAATGGCTTTTTAGACTGTATTCAGTCGAGGACCCTGCGGACGTGCTTGAAGGAATTCAGGTCATGGAAGCTGAGGTCGTCAAGCGCATGAACGCTAAGGACTGACGCCATGGCCGGATCGAGCATTTTCAAGTTTTTCATCCGTGCCAATGTTCAAAACATTGCGGACGTGCGAAAGCTCGGCAATGCGTTGCAGGGCGTTCAAGGCAAGGCCAAAAACCTTGCAAGGACTCTGGGGTCCATTAAATCGCCGTTCAAGGAGTTGCTGGCCCTTGGTGGCATTGCAGGAGCTGGGGCATTTATTGCGACGGCTTTCGGTTCTGCTGCTGAGATTGAAACGCTGCGCACCTCTATCGAAACGTTGACAGGCGACGCTGAGAAGGCGGTCAAAGTTGTTAGGGAGCTGTCTGAGTTCTCACAGGCCACGCCATTCTCTGGCACTGAGCTGATCACAGTGGCTGAGCGTCTGAAGGCGTTTGGCGTTGAAACAGACAAGGTGATCGATACGACTAAGCGGCTGGCTGATGCAGCAGCTGCAAACAATGTCGACCTCAAGCGTCTGGGCAACACCTATGGGCAGGTGTTTGCGAAAGGGAAATTTGTGCAGGAAGAGAACCTGCAGCTCCTGGGGCAGGGCGTCAACGTCACCGAAGAGCTGAAGGATATGTACGGCCTCACAGGCAAGGAGCTTGAGGAGGCGATGAAAAAGGGAAGGGTTCCGGCTGAGGCTTTAGAGGTTGCGCTTGCACGTATGACCGCACAGAGCGGCGAATTCTTTCAGGGCGCACAGGCCCAGTCGCAAACCTTGCAGGGCCGCCTACGGCAGCTGCAGGGAACCTGGGGCAACGTCATGCAGGCGATCGGACAGACCCTAGAGCCGCTGTTTAAAAGGCTGTTGGTTGCAGGAACTTTGATTTTGCAAACAATCGCCAACTGGTTTACGGAGGAACGCATACAAAAATTTGGCACCGCGATTGCAAATTTTCACAAAGGATTTGGAGACATTCTTGATGTTGTTAGGCTCATTTTGAAGGCTATGGCTGCATGGGCGGCGGTCACAGTCGGGATGTCAGCTGCAGGCGTCTTAGGCGCACTGATTAAGAACATGCGTGCTGTCTTTACGATAACCAAGGCAATTTTATCAGTTGAAAAAATCTTGTTGGGACTTACCAAGGCAAGAGCAGCCATCCAGGCTGCATTGGCTACGGCTACAAGGACTGGCAAGCCCTTGCTCAGCTTATTTACTGCTGGCGGAGTTGCTGCAGCTGTTTTTGTTGGTCTGGACAAGATTATCAACAAAGCAATCAACAGCGCACAAGATTTCGGCAAGAAGTTCACAGAATCTGTTGATGCAGAACTCACAAAAGGTGATTTTGGAAAGATATTTAAAAATACTGATTTTACAATACCTGAGCTAAAGATTGAAGAAATTAAGCCGCCTAAGGCTGGCGAGGGCGGAAAAGTGAAGAAGCCACAAGGAATGTCTGATGAAATGTTTGACATAAACAAAATGATAAACGAGGCAACGCGACAGCGTAATGAACTGTTGTTTGTCGAACTGCAGCACGCTAAGGATGTCCTTGCATTACATGAGCGCAAGCAGGCTGGCTTAATTACTGAGCAAAAATACAGATCAGAACTTGATACTTTAGAGACAAATGTCATTGCCAAGAGAGAGGCTGCTCAAGACAGGCATAAAGCGAAACAGGATGCTTTGCTTGTCCTTGAAAATGAGTTTTTAACTATTCAGGAAAACATAGCGGTCAACATGGGCACGATGACCGCAGAGGAAAGAGATTTGAATCAGTTTAAGAGAGATAATGTAGGCCTTGCAGACAAGTTCCAAATTCTTGTCGACAAAGGGAAGATCCACGCTGAAGACCTTGCGAAAGTTCTTGCCAACCTTCCCGAGCTTTTAAATGATTCGACTGATAGCGCCTACGACTTTAAAAAGGCTCTCCAAGAGATGGCCGAAAAGGCTTTGAACCTTGGCGAAAACCTTAAGAGGGTGGCAGTCGAATATATCGGGAAGCTAAGCGACACCCTTGCTGATTTTGTCGCAACAGGTAAAGCAAATTTCAACGATTTTGCAAGGTCAGTGCTCCAGGATCTGTCCAGAATTTTTATGAAGTTTGCGATCTTTAAAACGCTTAGCCTGATCCCTGGCATGCAATTTCTGACAGCCAGCGCCTACGGCAACGCGTTTGACCGTAACGGGATCGTCCCGTTCGCCCGTGGAGGCATCGTGAACAGCCCCACAGTCTCCCTGATGGGCGAGGCGGGGCCAGAAGCCGTGCTGCCTCTTAAGCGGGGCTCTGACGGCCGTCTAGGGGTCGCAGCGGACGGGGCTATGGGTGGCATGATCATTAATGTCGACGTGGACGCCACAGGCTCACCCAAAACATCAGGCAATCCAGGCAGTGCCAAGGCCCTAGGCGATGCAATTGGCGCAGCAGTCCAGCAAGAATTGATTAAGCAAAAGCGTCCTGGAGGATTGTTGGCCGCATGACCACCCCAACCTTCCCAGACGTAAAACCAAATTACGGCGCAGTCAAAACCGCTGAGCCAACGATCAGGCGTGTCGCGTTCTCAAGTGGCTACGAGCAGCGCAGCGTCGTCGGCATGAATAACGACCCGAAGCGTTGGGACTTGACCTGGGAGCACATCACGCTCACAGATGCCAACTCGATCGAGGATTTTTTAGAGGCACGGCAGGGCCACCAGAAATTTCTATGGGAGCCACCTGATGAGGTTTCGCAGACTTATCTATGGGTCTGTGAGCAGTGGTCAAAGGCTATGAATTATCCGGGCCTGTTCACGATCACAGCAACGTTCCGTGAGGTGTTTGAGCCATGACGACTGGCTACCCACAGTGGACAAAAGATACGCGATATGAGGTCGGGGAAATTGTCGACAGCATCCCGCGGATGTTCGACGGTGCCTATGCGTTCCGCTGTATTACTGCAGGCGACAGCGGTTCAGATCAGCCGGCGTTTCCTTCAAAAATTACGGAAACCGTTGTCGATAATGAGGTCGTTTGGCAAACGATCAGCACAATCTACAACCAGCTGTATCAACTGGAGCCTTCGGCCCTGATTGAGCTGTTTGAAATACACATGACCCAAGCCACAAATGGGGTCGACGCCATCTACAGATTCCACGCAGGGACAAATGAAATCCCTGTCAGCATCGTGTTCGATTCCAAGACTTACACGGCTGCACCTGTGGAGGCTGATGGGTTTACCGTCACGACGAAGGGGGCAATGCCTCGCCCTACGTTGCGCCTTGCAAATTTAGATGGCGCAATTTCATCCATCATTGGCCTTTACAACCCGTTGCGTGCAAAAGTCAAGCGCATCAGAACATGCAAAAAATTTCTCGATGAAGTGAATTTCTTCGGTGATCAATTTATATACCAGAACGGAGATGTTGCCGTCACGCAAGACGGCCTGATTCTTGTTTTTGCAACGCATGACACGGACGACCCGACAGCTCGTTTTCCTGATGAGACTTTCTACATTGACAGAATATCAACCGAAAATCGTGACGTTGTTGAATTTGAGCTGACGTCATCTTTAGACATTTCACAGCTCGAACTGCCTCGGCGTCGTGTTGTTGAGCATTGTCAATGGACATACAGGGAGCCGACTACGTGCTCCTATAGCGGGGTGGGCTACACGGTCAATTCAGTCACTGGTAGCTCGACACAAGTCGCAAAAGAATCAGTGACTGATATTTGCCCAAAAACCTTAGAGGCTTGCAAATTGCGTTTTGGTGATGGTTGGCTGCCTTTTGGAGGTTTCCCGAGTGTATCAATTCAGGAATGATGCTGAGCAGCATGCGCGGCAAAGTGTGCCCCACGAATGTTGCGGCCTGGTTGTTGAAGGTGTCTATCGAAAATGCAGAAATATCGCTGTTGACCCATACAAATCTTTTGTAATACATCCGCAAGATTATCTAGACGCAGCGCGGACCGGGCATATCGAGGCAGTTGTCCACAGTCACCCTGAAGGCGGGGGACCTAGTGACGCTGACATGAACGGGGCAAAATATACAGAAATCCCCTGGCACATCTTCAGTGTCCCTGAAAATTCATGGTCAATTATCGGCAGCTGATCGGACGTCGTTGGCAATATGGCGTCAGCGATTGCTACACACTGATCAGGGATTTTTACGCCTTGACGGGTGTAACTCTGCCTGATTTTGCACGGCCTGACGACCTGGCCCGCAGCCACAGCATTTTTCTACGCCATGCCGCGGAGCTTGGCTTCCGGCAAATCGAAATGTCTGACGGTGTGTTCGGTGATGTCCTTGTGATGCGTCTTGGCACGCGTGCGCCAAATCATGCCGCGGTCTATGTGGGCGACATGCAAATTCTGCATCAGCGCCAGGACATGCTGAGTGGGGTCGACACTTTGTGTCCCTACTATGTCGGCAGAATCGCAGCAGTCTTCAGACATGCGCCAGACAGTGCGGCTGCTTGATGGTCTGGCTGAGCGTTTTGGCGGCGTGCATGAATATCAAAATTTGAGGTCGCCTGTTGATGCGATACGGCTGCTGTGCATCAACCATCCAGGCTTTGCACAAGAGCTGGCAACAGCTCATGAGCACGGTGTTGGCTATCAGGTGTTGCAGTCCGGCCATGCGCTGGATTATCCAGATCTGAAGCTGCCTTTGGGGCAAAGAGATCTGGTGATTGTGCCTGTGATTTCTGGCGCAGGAGGCGGCACCGGCAAGGTGCTTATAGGTGTGGGCCTGATCGCTGCTGCCATTGTTTTGGGCCCTGCTGTAGGCGGTTTTATGGGCCTTGGCATGGGGCTGTCTGGCGCTGGTATGGGCATCATTGGTGCGGTTGCTGCGCAGGTGGTTGGTGGCATTGGAGCCAGCCTTGTTTTTGGTGGAGTTGCTGAGATGATTTCGCCGCAGCCTGAGATCCCAACAGGCGGCAATCGGTTCCAGATGGGGAGCGCAAGCGCAAGCGTTTCGGCTACCGGGTTTCAAGGCAAAAGCAGGGGCACTTCTGGCATCTCTTCTTATGCCTACACAGGGGCAACAAACACTGTGGGCCCTGGTGTCACATTGCCAGTTGCCTACGGCAAGGTGTTAATTGGCGCTCATCTTTTGTCGCTCAAAGTGCAGGCCGATGTCGACAGCGATCTGACCTCAAGTCAGGAATATGTAACAGAGCCTGGCTATCATACAGTGAGAATTAACGGCGCAGAAGTTAAGGACAAATATGCGCTCAATGGTGGCCTGAGGACACGAACTGCGCGAGTTGGGAGCATTAACGTTGTCGGTTCTGGGCATACTGGCAAGCCTGACGGGCAGGACTATTTGTATGCCAAGCAATATCAAAATGAGTCAATTGAAATTAAGTCCGACAATATAGGAATTCCTATAAGCCTCAGATCAAATCAAGGCGTTAGAAATGACAAGCTTGGCAAGGGGGATGACCGTTACAAAAACTGGGAAATTGTACTTTCACTGCGTAATGGACTATACAACTGGTCTGATCGTAGAAACAATGACGGCATGCTGCCTGGCTGGATTACCTACGAAGTTACATTGAAATCAGATCGCAGCGACAAGGTCCCTGACGACACTGTCTTGCAGCGCTTCAGTGCGACAGTTCAAGGAATGCTACGGCCTGAAACTAATCAGCCAGGAGGCCTTCTGCCGACTAGATTTGCCTGGCTCCATGCCGTTGATTACCCAAACATCAAAGAGGATATTTTTGACATTCAATGTGAAATTAAAATCATAGATTTTGAAATTGGCGACCCTAAAAACAGCCAGCAACCGATTGAATTGGTTGTTGTGCAAACTGGCTACAATCATGTCGTCTACACAGAAAGCGATTCAGAACGCGACAGCTACCGAAAGTTTTTCTAGGACCCTTCCATGACACTGAGAAGCCTCACAAATTTGAAAAGCGTTGACCTTCTTTGTGAGGGACCCATTGAGGGCTTGGTTGGAGACCGTAAAGCAATCTATTTGAACGAAACGCCTTTGCAGGATGGCAACGGCGTTGACCTGCATGATTACAGCACGGTGTCAGCTGGTAACACCTTTTTCAGGCCAGGAACAGCCAATCAAAATCTGGA